TCATATTACAATGAATTAATTAATAATATGAGTGATATACGTAATGAACGGTAATGTTGATAAGCTGCCACGCGTCAGCGGGGTTTAGTTCAACACGCGGTCATAAAACATTGCGCGGATAGAGCTATATTTGAACGAAATAACATTTAACAGGCGGCTTAGCGGGCTGATAAGTTTGTATTTCAAAATGCGCAACGTTTCATACCGCAGGCCGTTGTAGCCAATTGAAGAACCGAACTGCATAAAATGAAAATATACGGATTATTAATACTGACTTTATCATTCTTCTCCTGTCAATCGGAATCAGATAAGCTATTTTGGATTAATGAAAACACAGAACACCGAAGTGATTTTTTATTCATGGCTGAGTCAACAAATATATTACCGATTTCAGCTGATAGCGTTCGATTATTCCTGAATTGGGAAGAAATAAAAGAGACAAGATACCTTGAATCTAATATCTTTTCAAATGACACAGTGCTACCTGAACCAACGATATTTAAGGACTTCGGAGAAATTCACAGGACAGACAGCTTTAAGCTTCATGTGATATTCAGAGATGGGAATGATACAATTGGTCGAGATTACAAATTTACACTTAGAACTTATTCGCTTGATTGGGAAATAATAGATTCTTATGATTTTGCAATTTGGAATAGAAGAACGGAAAAATATTGTTTTGGCTCAATTAATAATAAGCTGATTATTGAGAAACACTGCAAAGATTCTGAACATCCTGAAATCATGCAAATAACCGAGAATGGTAAAATAATTATGACCTCATTTCACAACCCATGATTAAGTTTTTCAAGTTTAAAAAAGAAAAAAAAATTAAACAACTGGTGGTAGCAGTAGATTATCCAGATAAAGTTGTGTTTGAAACATATTTTCAACTAGAATCATGGGTTTGGACACGAACGGATATATTGACAATAGAAACTAAACCGATAAGTGTAGGGAAAATTTCTGATTTGGTTCTGGAGCATTTAAAGTTATCTAAATCGGTTAAGGAAAAGCAAATTGATTTTACGAAAATGCAAGAAAACTATAAAAAGCTAACTGGATTTTCCTCTATTAAGAAACAAATGCTGAATTCAAGGTCAGTAAATATATGTAGGGATAATGATTTAATAACCTTTGAGCCGACAAGGAATGGGGGAACATCAGGAAAAGATAAAGGATATACTCCTATCTTAGAAAAGAAGATTGAAGTCGATTATCATACCATTAAGGATAGTGAAATGGGCAGATATTTAGTAGAATCATTTTTAAACTGTGAGTAACAACTGGCTACAACAATGTATAAAAAACATAAGTGGCTCAGTGGTTTACGAGGCGTTTGCACATTTAATCAGCTCCGCCAAATCTGCGATTTGACGGTTTGTTTTAAAACATTAAATTTGTGTCTAATCGCAAATTTGGCTCAGTGTAAATTGACAGGTAAGTGCTTCGGAATCACTTACGTTTCTTATACTAACCGTTGAAATACTAATAATTGGGAATCAGTTGAAACCCGTCTATCCTAATCGATAGGCGGGTTTTTCTATTCCTGCTCACTCAATCGCTCCAGTTCCTTAAATGCCTCCATAATAATCTCACAAAGGCGTATCATCTTATGTGGTTCAATGGGGTTGGAGGGCTTTAATTTTGGTACATACGGTCTTTCGGCATTCATAAATATATCCAGCACCCGCCGGCTACCTGAATATAACAAGATGATTTGGTAGGTAGTCACCTTATCAAATTGCCAGGCATATTGGTTCACCCTGGCTTTCATATCTATTTCATTACTCTTAAACTCTTTTTCAATGACTGCTTTGATCAATGCTTCCATGTGGCAAAGTTAAGTTACTTCCTGGTATATGTGAAACACACGAAGTATTTACCGGTTCGATCAATGGCCAGACAATCCTCCAATCCTTCACCTGGTAACATGGCCACCGGTAAATGGTGAGGCATTTATTTCCTCTCCACCTTCAGGGGGAGCCGGAGGGGGTATTTCTCCACCAGCTTAACAAAAACCGGCTAACTAAAAAACTAGTTAGCGCCGCCGCCTTTAGCCCCTTCCCCCTTTAACCCCAACTTCACTATTTTTTTGTATTTAGTAATTAATATTATTCAATTGGAAGATTCAAAAGGGGTTAAAGCCATTACAAAAAAGTTACAAACCTGATTTGAGTTCGTAATTTTAGGGACATTAGTATTTTTATCTGGACTTAATAAATGAGCAAAAAACACTGATTACAATTCGTACAAAAACCACCTCTTTTTGTAATGTCAGTAAATCAGTTGGTTACAAACTTGAATTTGGTGGGTTACAAACTTTTGTAACGGTGTATCTGTTTGGTAAATCGCCACTTACAGTGGCAAAAAAACGGATAATTACAAAAGTGGTGTCCCTTTTAACGACAAGAGGGGTGGGGTGTTTTTTTGCTGTGACATCAATTTAGGGACATATTTGGCGATTCTGTTAAATTGAATCCAATAATTTTGTACATTTGTGTACAAATCAGTTGTACATGTCCGATTCCTTTTTCATCGATGTCAAAGTCAAACCATACGTCAGGCAGTATCTGATCAATAACTGTGGTCATCCGGTTGATCTCTCTTTGCTGCCTAAGATCAATGATTTATTTAAAAAACTCATTCGCCGGCCGCTGCTTCGGTTCGAGTCCTTGCCCATGCCACCCGATGAGTGTTATGTTCGCATTGTCATCTCTCAGGACATGTTTTACCGCCATGGCTGGGAAATGACGCGCAGTGGTATGATGCAGTTCAATGCAGAGATAGAGCACGATCTAAAATTCATCATGCGCACTTACATCACCAATCGGGCCAGTTTAGGTTACCCGGTGGCGAAGTGTATCCGTAATTTTCAGGAGCGCTTTAACCTCCAGGAGGAAGTCTGGAGCTTTGACGCCATTAAAAAGGACCTGGACCGCAACACGGAAAGCAAGAAGAGTGATGATGTGGAGAATTTTTTACGGCAGATGGATAAAAAATTGCACCAGGTATTTTTGGAAAATTTGTCGGGCACAGGGACAATCAGTAAAAAATATAAAAATGAGCTTTGCAAAGTCGAGTGATACAGTTGGGGGATTAGCCAAACTTTGGATATTACCATTACAGGAATTTAAAGGGGTAGTATTTCAACCCGGTTCCGGATTGTACCGGTTGAAAGAAGCCGGGAGTAGTTTGGATCCATTCTACTTCACCCCCGATACCGGTGGGTATAAAGTGGAGTGGAAGAAAGGCGCCTACCACATTACCATCACAGCGAAAGTACCAGGTAACAGTGTCGGGTTGGATCAGTCCTTACTCAAACTGGAGCTATCACCCTTTCTGGTTGTGGGCTTGAATTACAATGGGCAAACCTTATTATTTGGAGATGCCTTGAACTATTTCATTTACGATCGCAACCAGGATACCGGATCGGACTTTTCAGACCTGTCACATTATGTGTTTGAGCTCACCCGGCAAATGATGATCCGGCCGCGCTTCCTGTTAAATCCATTTGAGATCTTCCCGCCAGTTGCTTCATTGGTTATGATTGAAGGTAATCCAACTGTGGGCAACCAGGTAATTGGTACCTATGCTTTTTATGACCCGAATAAACTGCTTGAATCCGTATCACAACTCACTTTCTACATGGCTGATAATGATCGTGGTTTGAATAGAGTGACTATTGCCAACAGCAATGTGCTTACACTCCTGGCTGAACATGGATTGAAATACATTCAGTTTGGTGTATTGCCACGTAATAGTGCCGGAAAGGTTGGTAATGAAGTATTCAGCGCCTATTACCAAGTGCAGGAAATCAGTAATGAAGTAGTGCACCCGAATAACTTTTATTCCAATGGCCAAGAATTTGACATGTCCCAAGTGGCTCCTGAACATTATAGATTCCAATCGAAAGATCATGCAGCTGTACAGGGACACTGGCAGCTCTTCTCGCCAGCTCAGGCATTTGATCCCATCGTTCAGAGTGATCCCTATAAATATGATTCGCTTAAGTTATTGTATTTCGAATTTGAATTGAAGGTTAATGCCAGCCAGTTTTATGAAGTGGATATATGGCCAGCCAATTATATCGATCCCTATTCTGGTTTTCTGTCAAGCATAAAAAGAATGATTTACGATCGTAAAGTCGTTAATGAGTGGGTACAAGTAAGTGGAAATACCATGTCACCAAATCCATTTAATTCATTTATTATGACCACTACCGATTACCTGCCAAAGCTACCATTGGATGTATCATTTGAGATCCGAAACTTTAAATATTATACCCGCTTAGGTTAAGAGTTTGTCCTTTTTCCCGCAGGTCATTTGGGTTTGATTTGTGGGAAAAAGGATAAGTATGCCAAACACTACTTTCGATATTGATGGCTACATAGGATCAGGGGCCTATTCCCGCCAGTTCGTGAAGTCCATGCTGAAAAATGCAGGAGCTAATCCTGTGTTATGTAACATCTCATCACTAGGTGGAGATTTAAATCATGGGCTGGGTATTCACGATCAGTTTGTGGATCATGCAGATGTTACCACCCGATTATCCGGATTTGTGGCCAGTTCTGCCACAGTCGCAGCATGTGGATCCAAACGTGTTAAAATGAATTCTACGGCATTTTACCTGGTGCATAAAGTAATGGGTTGGATCGATGAATGGGGTTACATGAATGAGGATGATCTGCAGGCAGTCATCGATAAACTTACCCAGGATAAAGAGGAAAATAAAAAGATGGATTTGGTGATTGCCAAAATCTATGCTTCCCGTACGGGTAAGCCTCTCAATGAGATTGTTGACCTTATGAAAAAGAATACCTGGCTAACGGCTGAGGAAGCCAAAGAATGGGGATTCATTGATGAGATCATTGAGATGACCGGTAAGCAAAACTTACTGGAAGATCCGGCTAAAGTTGCCATGGTCGAAGCCGCAGGATTGCCTATGCCACAACGTAAGAATGAGCCTCATGGTTCTTTACAGAAATCCTCACAGGATCTGAATAAGGCACTAAGTAATTTCAAAAACGAAATAGTGGATGGGATCAAGAGTATTCTTCCCGGATCCGCTTCAAAATCGAATAATTCTAACAAGACCAATATGGACAAAACGAAATTCGCGGCCCTGTTTGCCGTGCTCAATCTTTCTGCCATGGAAAGCACTACTGATGGGGTGCACATCACCATGGAGCAAGCCGAACAAATTAATACCGCCCTGGCTGAGGCTGTGACCGCAAAAGCCAACATGGAGACCGCGCAAAATGAGCGCACCACTGTGTTGAATGCCCTGGATGAGCTTGACCCGACCGTGAAAGCAGCTGAAGGCCATGAGGCCAAGGTGAATGCTGTTAAAGTGAAGCTGGCAGCTAAGCCGGGTGCTGCGCCTACTAATCATGCGGGTGGGGATAATGGTGGTGCCGACTTAAAGATCGACAATGCCGATCCTGTAAACGAATATATTAATCAAATTTAATCAGATACTCATATGGATTTGACTTTACCAATTGATATTTCTGCAGTTAATCAGGGTGCTGTGAAGTACTCTAATTTATTGGAGAGTATTGATAAATTAGATGCTCAAGAGGCGTTGGAAGATTGTACGATAATGCCAGGCGTACAAAATTCAATTGTATTAGGTAAAAAGGAGGGTGGTGCAATTTCTTCAAAATACGATGGTGTATTTATTGGTGATAAGAGCCTTGGTAAGATTGTGCCCAGAACATTAACTGTTTATCCTTGTGTGGCTGAAATGGCAGACGAGCCTGAGCGTTATCGTCGTTCATTTATTGCCGATGTGGCCGGAGGACTTTGGGACAAGAAACATCCGTTTGAACCTTGGTTGCTTAATGATGGTATTACTACTGCCAGCGAGGAGTTACATGATTGTATTTATACAGCTAAGTATGATGCTGACCCTGATGCAAAAGCATTAAGTGATTCTTTTGATGGTTTCTATACTGTATTGGATGCAGATATCGCAGCTGGTAAAATTTCTGCTGCGATAGGAAATATGTTTGCTACGGGCATTATGACAGCGGCCAATTGTGGAGAAATGTTGCTTGCTATGTGGCGAAAGATGCCTCGCACCTTGAGACGAAAGAAAACAGTGATGGTTATCTCATATGATCTTGGCGATTTATATGATGATTGGTACAAGCTGGAGCATGATAATCCTCCTGGTGTCGATCAAGCCGGTCAAATGTTTTTGGAAGGAACTAACAAAAAATGTCGTATTAAGCGCATCAGTTGTCTTCCGGAAGGCTGTCAGCGTGTAACAATTACAACTCCTAAGAATAAGAAGTATGGAGTTGATAAGCTGAAAGATTTGAAGGATATGAAAGCTTTTAACTCCGGTAATCCTTACCTGTTCACTGCTGCTATGAAGTATGTGTTTGGAACTCAGTTTGTCTCCATTCATCCGCGTGAGTTCATGATGAACGATCAACCAACGACTCCAGTTTAAATAGTTGCTTAACCCGGAGCACTTTAGTGCTCCATTATACTTTACTTATGAATCTTCAGAATATTGATAAGAATCTACCGGGTGGAGCCAATATGGGTGGTATCCCTCAGAAGATATTTTTTGGCTTATGGAAGGATGTAGCCACCTGGCCCACTGAACCGGATTCAGCCACCGTTACTGATCTTGAAGAGTCAGCTACTTTAACCGGTGCACTTGCTATGAATACGGGTACCAACTTTTTCGAAATGTACCTCACCGATGATACTGGTGAGATTGAGTTTGAAAGTGTAGGGGAGAAAGATGGTAAATCGTGGGTGATCCACTTGCGGTTATTCCATCCAGGATTACAGAAAAAGATTCTTGGCCTGATCAATATGGCTAAGAATGAAAATTTGGCCTTTGCTGTACCCGATAATAATGGAAATCAGTTCCTGATGGGTGATGCTTTACGCCCGGCCACTTACGAAGGTGCACCTGATGGTACTGGTACCGGTAAGGAAACATCAGCTCGTCCTGGTGTATCGATGGAATTCACTTTTAAAACCAAGAACTTGTATCATTATGATGGTGCAGTTCCATTAACCCCAGCAGCCTAATGAGTACTTCAAAATCATGGACCACCTATTTCAAGGTGATAGGCATTAAGCCCGGAAAAGTGCAACATCCTAAAACGGGTGTGATTGACCTCTCAAATGAGAACTTACCTGTGAGCAAGGTAAAGGAACTGTATGATGCAGAATGTCCTTACCTGGAGGTAACTCCAGATGGAAAAAAAGAATTGTATACTGAGGATAAAAAAGAAGCAAAGTAACAGGTGATTTTTCTTTCATAATTCCGATTCAAAGCCCGTGTATTTCCCCGACGATATACGGGCTTTTTTTGTCCTTTTTTCAAGCAACTGCCTTTGTGATATTGCAACTTTTAATGATTTAACCATTAACAGGTAAACAATGGTAGATGAAAAACTAATTGCTAAGATTAAGGTCTGGTTAGACTCTGAAAACAAGGATCGGACAATAGGACTGGAGCTTTTATCGGAAGTCACAAACAACAACCGTTTGGTGTTTCGTCTTCAGCGGAAGCATAATACGAAACAGGTGATTGAGAAGATTGAATGGGAGTTGCAACGCTACTTACCCAAAGTAGAAGCTGACAAACCCAAACCGATGCCTCCGGTTATTTTACGCATTAAGGCGGAGCTACCTATCCTTTATAATCAACGTGCTGAATTACATAAAGAGTTGGTTGATCTAGGTGAGGATAATAGTGAGGAAACAATGGCGAAAGCTGTTCAAATTGGAGAGCTGATTGACGTACTTGCTGAACGTCATCAGTTGTTGCATGATGCTAAAGAGTTATTCTTCAAGGAAGGTACTGAACCTAATGAACTGGAATTGTTTCCGGATCCGGAAACATCAGATGAGGATGAAGGTACTGAATCCGGTAGCCAGGGCAAGGATGAAAACAATGAGGATCCCTTTGGATTAAAGGTGAAAGATCCTGTTGATTTGCTCCAACGAAAAGGTAATTTGATTTCGTCACTAACCAAAGATCGTAATAAACTCCTTTACCAGGCGGATAAGAAATTGGATAAAGAAAATCCAATGCCTGAAGGAAAAAAGCGTGATGCTGTGTTAGATCGAATCAAGGTGAAGGAAGAGGAGATCCAGGCTATCACCGATTTTTTGAAGCCTAAAGACGATGTTACTCCAGATAAGTAAATCAGAACCAAAACAAACACAAGGCACACCTGAAACGGGTGTGCCTTCCCGTTCGGTGGAGAATGGGGATGTTGAATTAATCAATTCGGATGAGAAACTGCATAAGGTCATTGGCAAGTTGGAGCAGGGAGTGACTAAACACTGGTGGAGTCGTGGCACTTTCAATAGTGTGCGATTGCTATTTTGCCTGGCGAATCAGATTGGTTCGTGTGATATTTTCATAAGTACCTACAGTATTTCGGAGAAGTCAGTCAGGCAGTTGTGGACAGCACAGCAGAAAGGCAAGATTCGCAATATCCGGTTTTTGATTGACCACCGGGTACGCGCCCAGAGTCCTAAACCTTTTCAGGCCTTATATGGGTTCTTTCCCGGCATGGTCAGGACTACCTCCATACATGCGAAAGTCACCACCCTGCAGAGTGATGATTGGAAGGTGTCCATTGTCTCCAGTATGAATGCCACCGATAACAATAAGATAGAGCGCGGCCTGATCAGTACCGATCCGGCTGTTTTTGATTTCGACAACCAGGTATTGAATGAAGAATTTGAACGAGGCGCAACTTAGTACCATTGAAATGATGGCGGAGCTGTTTTACAGTCCGGAAGAAATAGCCATCAATATTGAAGTGGATCCGGATGACTTTACCACCACCTTGAAAGCCAAAGAAGGGGATGCTTTCAAATATTACATGAAAGGTTGGCTGCAGGGTGATATCACCCTCAGAAGAGCCATTGCCAAAGCTGCCGAAAATGGTAGTAGCCCGGCACAGCAAATGATGCGGGAATATCAGCTACACAATAAACTACATCTATGAGCCGTAAAGCACTGGAAGATCAAGATCACCTGTTGATAAAAGATGCCATCCTGGATCCGGAAAATCATCCTTTGCCGGCTCACCTGCAGGAACCTTTGGAACGTACTATTCAGGCAGCAAAATTACTGGATAAAAATCCGGTGCAGAAACATGCCGTGGCCATCTTACAGGTCAAGTATCCCAAACTATCCCGATCCCAAGCCTTTGAGGACTGTAAGCGTGCCATGCGCATCTTTAATTCCATCCACACCTTTGACTATGACTGGTGGCACCATTGGTTGCTGCAGGATATTGCGGGGATGATTATGGAAGCCAAAAACGAAAAGAACCTTAAAGCCTGGGCCATGGGTCATAAAAACCTGTTGACTGCAATGGGTGAGCGTCCTGAAACAGAGCTTGATGCTAAGTTGATTGAGAAGCACCCAATCACCATCGCCGTCCAGGTGAATAATCAAACAGTGAATATTGATTACAACCAGTTTTTGAAGATGCCGGTGGAAGCGCGTAAGGTCATTACGGATAATCTGGATCAGGAAATTGATGATGTACAAGCTGAAGAAATCATGAACTCATGACGGATCACGAACTTATTCATCTCAATGCCGCCCAGCAACGCACCATCTTATTGGCTCCTAAAAATAAGGTAAACATAGAAGGGCGTGGTACCGGTAAATCCTATCAGGTGGGATGGGATGTGAACATGGTGAACCGCATGATGCCACGATCGGTGACGGCAGTTACCGGTTCAACCTTCGGGCAGTTGCTCACCCGTACATTGCCCTCCACCTTTAAGTTTCTGCAGTCGCTGGGTTATAAGCGGCATGAGAGCAGAAAGAATCCTGGTAACTACGTGGTTGGTCGGAAACCACCTGAGCACTGGCATCGGCCTTATGAGGAGATTATGAAGCATGATAACATCATTAGCATCTCCAACGGCAATGCGATTGTGTTATTGAGCCAGGACCGTGCCGGATCGGCTCGTGGTGCTAATGTGGATTATGAGATACTGGATGAAGCGCTTACCATCAACAAAGAGCGCTACGACGAGGAAACATCACCGACCAATAGGGGTAATGAGGAGAAATGGGGCACACGATCACGCAACCCGGTGCCCTGGCATCATGGCTTTCATTATGTGAGTTCCATGCCTTATACCAATGAGCAAAAGTGGTTGCTGGATTACGCCAAGTATTATGAAGAGGAGAGAGGGATCCGCATACTGGAGATCTGGAACCGCATTGTTAATCTGCAGATTCAGCTGTTGGATGCCAAACGTGATAATGATCGGAAACTGTTCAAAGATATCTGGAATGAAACGGTGCGACTCAAGCGGCAAATTGCCCCTTTTGTTTCGAAAAATGGTACGCTATTCACTTTGGCAAATGCCCTGGATAATATTGAGAATGTTGGTTTCTCCTACCTGATGCGCGAATACGAGAAACAAACCCTCTTAACCTTCCTGATTGAGTTCATGAACATGGTGCTTGATGTGGTGGAGGATTGTTACTACTCTATTGATACGAAGAAGCATGTGTATTACGGGGCCTATAACGATTCATTCTTACGTGATTATGCTGAGAATACCAATTGGGATTTTAATAAGTTAGGCACGCCGGACAGTCGTTTCGATCTGGACTGCGATACAAAGAAGCCATTGGAGATTTGCCCCGATTGGGGGGCTAAAATTGCCCTGTTCTCCATTGGACAGGAACGCAACTTTGATTTCGCTTCCAAGATGGCCATTCCCTGTGATAACTTCATCAATGAGTTTTTCAATAAACCGGATCAGTCACCGGGCGTGATGATCAATGACCTGGTGGATCAGTTTTGTGAATACTATCAGCATCACGCCTGCAGGGAGATATTCTACTATCACGATAAGTATGGCGATCACAAACAACCCAATGCCAAGAACTCTACAACCTATAACCAACAGGCAATCGATCGATTCAAGACCAAAGGTTGGATGGTTACCAGTAAGCACCACAGAGGTATGGAGCCACCACAGCATGAAAAGTATCTGTTGTGGGCCAATATTCTCAAGAAAGAAGTGGATGATAAGCGCTATCCTAATATCCGATTCAACGGGCAGAAATGTAAGTACACACTCATCTCCATGAACAATACCAAGGTGGTTGATAAAAATGGGAAGTGGGATAAGGATAAGAGCAGTGAACGAAAGAACAGTATCCCTGCTGAGCAAGCCACTCACTTTAGTGATGCCGTAGATAAACGCATCTGGACGAAGTACGGACACCTACTCAACCGCCGTAGTTCTATATTTGTTTCAGCCAGGTTTGGCAAGTAGATAACCATCCCAATCATCCACAGCAGTAAGCACTCCACTGCCTTACCTGCGCACTGCCTATAGCTCATAGGCATCAACACCATTCCGTTACACTACATGCAATTGATATGATTTAGAACTGCCTTCGGGCAGTTGCCTATATCTATCCAATCAATGGAGGCAGTCAGCAAGCAGCCAGCCGAGGCAGTTAGGACCGCCCCCGGCGCTCATATTTCCTGCTTTTTTGCCTCTGGGCAGTTGCTTCGCTCTGTAGGGCGGGACCGGGAAGACTTCCGTCTAACTGGTTTTTGAATTGCTTTTGGTAGCAATCAAAAACCAGTGTTTCAGGAAGTTGATTTTTTTTAAACTGGATGAACTTTTGCGGTGTGGAATTTGGCCAAGTCATTGATTTTTAGTATATTTAATATATGAAAGTCAGATAGTTATGGCTTTTTTAGTATTAATTTTATTCTAAATCATTTCGCGATGGCAAGAAAAAATGAAACTCCAAAAGGAGTTAATGAGACAGTTATGTCTGCTGAGCAAGTACAACAGGTATTAAATCAAAATGCAGAGCTTTTAAAAAGGGTGGAAGAGTTGGAAAAGAAGCAACCCAAGCCCGAACGCACCTACGAGGAACAAATTCAATTTTTCCAATTTCAACAGCAGGTAATAGGGCACCTGCAAAAGTTCCAGGATAAACGCGGCGTAATTGCTGAAGCTACCAAATTAGTGAAGGAGAAAACCGAGAGCGGCGATTTTGAAACCAAAATTTACACGCTATCCTTAACGGCTACCAATGGGGAGAAAAAGACGGTGTTTAATATCACCAACCCCCTTGTGATTTCTACAGTGTTAGACTCTGTTACGGTGGAGATTGATACCAAAATAAAAGACCTAAAAGGCAAGCTCACCCTTTAAAACTAAAAAAGCCCTGAAAGTGGCTGCTTTCAGGGCTTTGACTTAGTAAAAAACACGTTTCTCACTAAATCATTTCGCTATGAACAAATGTACAACATTACCACAACAAACACAATTGATTTTTCCCGCTCAAATTGGAGAGGTGAAACTCATTTATAAAAAGGCAAGCCAGCAAAAGCAACCTCAAAAAATAATGAGTAGCAGAGACGCAGCCGATATTTTTTTTAATCATTGGGATACTGACACAATAGAATACTTTGAAGCCTTCAAAGTGATGTTACTCGATAAGGGTAATAAGGTATTAGGAATTTATAAGGTGAGCGAAGGCGGCACAAGTTCTTGCCTAGTTGATGTAAGGAAGATTTTTCAATCTGCTTTGTTAGCCAATAGTAGTTCAATTATTGCAGCTCACAACCACCCCAGCGGAAACACCGCCCCCAGTGAATCAGATAAGGCCATCACAAATAAACTAAAAGAGGCAGGCGCCGCGCTTGATATACCGCTTTTAGATCATGTGGTAATTACTGCCGATGGAGACTATCTGAGTTTTGCGGATGATGGACTTTTGTAAATAGTAGTTTATGAAAGACTTTAACCGAGTTTTTGAACAGCTCGCCTACCGTCACCAATACATGACTGTTTTTGATGATTTCTTAACCCTTACTATCTGCGCGTTTGGGATGCAACGATACGAGGAGGAATATTTGAAAACACTGGAGAACTACAACGAAAAGGAAAAACACCTTTTCCCTCAGTTGCTGGGTGCATTGGTGCAGTACTACACCGAAGGCAGCATAAAAAGCAGCTGGGTGGATGGTTTAGGAGAATTTTTTGAAGAGCACAGCGGTAAGTTTGACCGCTCCGCACGTGGGCAGTTTTTTACACCTACTCATATTTGTGACCTATTGGCAGAGATAACACAGCCCAAAGGCAGCAGTGTAAATGATTGCGCCGCGGGTAGTGGCCGCTGCTTAATTGCTGCCGACCGACTCGACCCCAATAACCGCTTTCAAAATTTCTACACCGCGCAAGACATAGACCATAGATGTGTAAAAATGTGCGTGATTAACATGGTGTTATATGGCATGAAAGGCGTGGTTATACACATGGATTCCATTTGCATGAATATATACGGCGGTTATCGTGTTTACATGCCTGAAACCGGCTTAGGAGTGATTAAGCTCACGCCTGAAGAGTGCAATTATTATCTTTTTGAACAGGTCGAAAAAACCACTCCTAAAAAAGCGGAGCCAAAACCGCTACAACACCAACACACTCCCGAACAATTAGAACTACTTAAAATCCTCACAGCATGACCAAAAAAGAACAATATCAAGCCAATAGAGACCGATTAATTGAACTCAGCCAAATAGCCAAGAAACTAATGGAAATGGGCGATTTTGACCGCGTGAATGAGGCCATTGTAGATGGCATCTACAAAGAACAAGACCCCACAATCGAAGAGTTTAAAACCTTTGGCCAATGGAAAGCCGAAGGCCGAAAAATTATAAAAGGCTCCAAAGCGTTTTTAGTGTGGGGCTCTCCCCGTAAAACAGAACAAACACCCGACGACAGCAACGAACCCAAAGAATACAAATATTGGCCGCTCTGTTACCTCTTTTCGAATTTACAAGTGCAATAAAAGTTTTTCTCTCTCTCCCAGGGCCGTGCTTTTGCGCGCGCCCTCCGCTGCGCTCCGGGAAAAGGTATCATTATCAGTTGAGGGCGGTGCGTGGCCCCGGGGCGATGCCCTGAATTTTGTTCCAAAATACCCTAACTGATAATGATGATGTGATCTATTTCCATTCACCTGGGCCTTCTCTCTTGGGCCATTCTCTACGAGGTGAACAAAAAAACTAATAGGAGTTTTCTTCTGTTTGATTGGAATATATTCCAATTTAACTATTTTTGAATAGAGTTAAATAAATATATAATGCTTGTATGAGTTGAACATACTCCTTGATTTTGGCGGTGTATGTTCAACTTATATAGTCGAAGTATATTCAATAACTATAGCCAGACGTTGGGTGTCATTATAAATAACCATAATATTAACAAATACATAGAATTGAATATTAAATGATTAAAGAAACGATAGCAAAAGATTCAACATCAGTAGTTCAAGGCTCTGTCGAATATTTATCGAACCATGAAGTAATAATAGTTCCATTGCTGTTATTAGTAATAATATATGCCTTGAAATATTTTTTTGGAAACAATTTTGATAAAAAATCTATATTGGAGTTTATTTTAGAATTTCCCGTAGACTTTGGTTTCATAGGAATAACTTTTGTGTTTACATACTTCTTTTTAGATATTGAGTCTACAGTATTTGGTAGGATAATGATATTGTTTTGCATTGTTCTAGCATTAGTTAATTCAACCTTAAGAAGGTTAGCTTTAAATCAGTATTTTAAAGATACTACAAACAGCTTTTTAATAGGTGTTTATGGTATAATCAACACAACTCTTTCAGTTTCTTTTATGTGGTATATTTTAAATTGCATTAATATTAAGTAATTATGAATTTAACAGACTTATTTCAAGATATAATACCTATAGTTGCTATAATATCAGTAATTTTTTCAACTGTTCTTTATATAAATAGTAGACAAAGAAAGTCAAGAGATGAAGCACGAGAAACTCGTGCAGAGTTGAGCTATTTACGTGAGAGGATTGAACGTCAAATGTATGAGCTAAATAATAAATTATATTCAGATTCATCAAGATGGCAAGAGGTAAATCATCTACTTCTAAATAAAAACGACAACGAACAACTCAAAGCTTCAACAAAGCCATTCTCATATAATTTCTTTGAAAATCTTGGAGTGAACATTGAAAAAATTAATATCCAAAAAGATTTGGTCTTTTTCTTAACTCCTTTTCATACTGATTATAAAGAAGAATTTATGTATATAGAGAAAATCTGTTATGACCTTGGGTTAAAATGCTCAAGAGGTGATGAAGATTTTGTAAAAGGAAATGTTTTAAAATACATTCTTGAGAAGATTCTCTCGTCCCGAATTGTAATAGCAAATCTAAATGGAAGAAATCCAAATGTTTATTATGAATTAGGAATTGCTCATGCAGTAGGAAAACCTGTAATACTTATTTCTGACACTAAATCATTTGAATCAATACCTTTTGATTTGCAGTCAAATAAATTAATATTATATAAAAACCATCAGGATTTATGGAAATCATTAACTAATGCTTTAGCTCAATCTTTGATAGAGTCCGATAAATAACGCCACCCAACAAAATGTATATTTCATGCGGGTTTTGGAGAGTTTTGAAAGTTTTGAGCATTGAATGAAAAACCGCCAAATTTGCGATTTTGACGTTTGAATAAAAAGGTAAACCGCAAATTTGGCTTGTGGTAACTTGAAACGGCAGTCCGTTGAAGTCCCGCACGAAAACATACATAGACCGTTGCCAACTGTGTAACCAATCCGGAGAAATACCCCATCTCTCCAGCTAAGAAAAAAATGTGGAGGAGAAGCTTCAAGAGTTAGGTAAAGTATTGTTGAATGTTGATATTGAATAGTTATGAGTTTTGAAATGAGCGAAAAGGAATACAAACCCTTAACTGAAGAAATGAAACTTGAGATCTGTCATGAGGTGATAGATTCGTTGAGTTTGGTACAGCATAAAAGTATGCATACTATGGGTCTCGCCCGTAAATATGGAATTGATCGTCGAGAATTAATGCCACTTGTTTTTGAACCATTAAGTGAATTTGGTTTAATAGAATTGGTTAAGGCTAGTAATGTTCGGTGGAAACTTTCGAAAAAGGGAAATGAAGTAAAAAATAATGGCGGATTCAAAAAGTTCTATAAGGAGTTGCAAGAGAAAAGTGAAAAAGAAGATGTGTTTCAACAGGTTCAGGAAGAGAATCTAATTCTTACGAATAAAAACTTAAAGTTGCAGAATGAAAATGCCGAATACGAAAAAACCATCCAAGATAAAAAGGAAGAACTAAGGCAGTTAAATATTGATAATGGTAAACTAACCAGTATTAATGCAAAACTTGATTCTGGCTTAAAACTCTGGAAGTATATCACAATTGGTGCAACTATTTTATCTATAATACTAGGTTATCTTGCCAAAGCTCATTCCTGGTTTGATATAACAGAGAAACTGAACTAACCCTGTCCTTTTTAAAGAAACAACCAAAACCTTCATTTGCATAAACAAATGAAGGTTTTTTTATGAAGCGACATGAGGTACTAAAAGAGCTTGATATAAAAGAAACACCGGGTGGCAAGCCGGTGGTTTTCTCCGTTAAATTTCGCAGCAAAGAAGGAGAGCACATCTTTATACCCAAGGGCATCAGTTGTGGGGTACGTGGTAATATGAAAAAGAACCGCGTGCGCGGTGTACAGCCGGTGGATGATCAACTGAATAAGATCCATCATCCCACACCCATGAGTATCGATCGCATTACAGAGTTCAACGGTAAAAAAGTGTATCTGTAATGTCTGAAGTGCTTTTTAACGATAAGGGGATCCCTTTAGCAGGGTATGGTCGGAGTTACATGGCTACCACTACCGGTGCCCCCGAGTTCGATCCCAAACAAATTACCCAGGTCACACCCGAACTGGATGAAACCGTTTCGGTGGGTAACCTCAAGGTGGCTGCCTGGGGAAATGGTAACAGTTTCCCGCAAACGGCTGAGGACATCATTGGTAAAACAGGTGTGCTCAATACCGGTCTGCGCTTCATTCAGCGCTTCACATTGGGGCAGGGTATCTTTCCCTGCCAGGTCACCGGTTATGATGCGGAAGGTAATGAAGAGCTGGCCGTGGTGAATAATCCAGAAGTAACCAAGTTGCTCAACAGTCGCATGGTGCGCCGTTACCTGGCCAATACGGCACGCGACTATTTCAAGTTTGGTACCGCCTATCCGGAACTGATCCCCAATGTGGATGGAAAAAAGATTGTGGGCATCGATGCCAAAAACGCATTGTTTGGCCGTTACCTGGAGAAGAAAAACGGCGTCATTCCCGGTGTGGTTATTTCCGGTAAATGGCCCGACAGTCCATCCGAAAGTAAAGATTACACACAGGTATCGCTCCTGGATAATTACGATCCTTTTGCGGATATGGAGAGTCGCCGGCTACTGAATCAAACAGCCGGTAAAACCTTTATCTATCCGCTGCGTGATGAATGGAGTAATAACGAATACCATCCGCTGCCCGTCTGGTGGAGTGCCCAACGTGCCGGCTGGATCGGTATCGCTCATAAGGTTCCCACCTTCCTGGTGAAGATGTATGAGAATCAGATCACCTTTAAATGGCACGTGCAGATCCCCTATGCCTATTGGGAGAAGAAGTATCCGGAAACGGAATATAAAACGGTGGAGGAGCGCAAAAAAGCCATCCAGGATGAGATGGATCTCATTGAGAAAAGTCTGACAGGAGTGGAGAATGCCAATAAAGCCATTTTCTCGATGTTCGAGATGAACCCGTCCGGAAAGGTGGAAGAGCAATGGATCATCACTGCCTTGGATGATAAATCCAAAGCCAATGATCAGCTCATCACATCGGCAGCAGCCAACAGTGAGATTTGTTTTGCATTGATGATCAATCCCAATGTGTTTGGGGCCGGTATGCCTGGAGGAACCTACGCCGGAAATCAAGGTGGTTCCAATATCCGGGAGGCCTTTCTGGTGAACATCGCTTTGGCGTGGCTCGATCGGCAGGCGCTTTTGGATCCACTGGAGCTGGTGTTGGAATACAATGGCATCACCGATGTGCAGCTACGCTTTAGAAACACCATCCTCACCACTTTGGACAGTGGTGCAGGTACCCAAAAAACACTCAGCTGATGTTAATCACAAGCACACAACAGATAAAAGAAGTGGTACCTGTAAACGGCACTGCCTCTTTTAAAATTTTCAAACCCTATGTGGATGCTGCTGAAGATCAGTACATCATTCCACTGTTGGGATTGGAGCTATATACCGAACTGAATAATCTGGCAGCAGATACCGGTACACCAGAGCAAAAGACACTCCTGAAAAAGGTACGTTATTGCCTGGTGCACCTGATGCTGTTCAAAGGCTTCGACATGCTCAATGTGAGCTTTGATGATGCCGGTTTTGAACGGGTGGCCAAAGATCGTGGTCTTTACCGTTACCAGGAGGAAAACCTGAAAGATGTGTTTAAGAGTGAAGGATTCAATGCCATGGATACCATTCTGGAATACCTCCAGGCGAACCTCACCACCTTTGAGAAATTCAAAACCAGTGACTTTTATCTGGAACTGAAAGGCAGCTTCTTTCCAACCACCATGGTCTTTAACAAGATTTATGTCATTGGTAACAGTCGCCTGGTGTTTCTCCAGATCGAACGTTTCTTCGATCAGGTGATCGATTTTCAGATTGTGCCGGTCCTGGGGTGCACCTTGTTTGATAAGGTAGTGGCTGAGATGAAAAAGGAAAGCGATCCGGATGCCAATCTGATGGCTCTGGTGCCTCATATCCGCAAGCCCCTGGCTTATCTGGCTGTGGCGGAAGGTCTGGATGAGATAGGCCTGCAGGTGACCGAAAAGGGCCTCTTCTTCGAAACACAGGTATCGACCATGAACAGTCACGTGCAAACCACCCTGGCCACCGCTGAGCAGACGGCAGTACTCAAAGAAAAAGCGGAGCTGAACGGTAAACGCTACAAGGAGATGTTACTGGATTATTTGAAAACCAATGCGGATACCTATCCTGATTTTACACAAACCGACCTGACCAATACAAATCCCTTACGGCGCGATAATGCCGATAAAAAAACTGTCTGGGTATGAGAGATCAATTATTCAAAATGTTCACCACCACCAAAATGGAGATCCTGGCCCCCATCTCCGGAGGCGGGGTGGGCATCTTCGCCTGGGCCGTCAAACTGGCCCCGCTCATTTCCATCATTGCCGCCGTCATCGGAGTGGCCCTGGGCATCATGTCCTACCGGCTCAAGCGACAGGTCTCCATGAAGGAAAATGAGTTACTCAATGAACGCTTAAAGCAATTGAAATCAAACCATGAAAACCGTCTATCTGAATAGATTACCGTCCACATCACACGGCACCTTTGGCCATCTGTTTTGTCCGGACATTGGCTTCAGTTGCTTCACCGGGGAGCCCCCGTGGAAAAACAACCGCTCTTGTGTGAGTTGCATCCCGGTGGGTGAGTACCTGGTGAAGATCCGCCAAAGCCCCAAATATGGACTCATCTTTCATGTGAAGAACGTGAAGAACAGATCCTACATCCTGAAACACTCCGGGAATTTTGCCGGTGATCGGGAGCTGAAGCTGAAGAGTCACACCATGGGCTGCATCCTTCTGGGTAAAAAGATGGGACGGATTAGTGGTCAGATGGCGGTTTTAAACAGCCGCATCACGGTGCGTCAATTCATGAGTCTGATGAATAATGAAACCTATAAACTCATCATCAAATGGTACTAGAAAGCATTACCGGTGTATTAACCGGTTTGATTGGAACGGCACTCACCGCCATCACCAATTACAAAACACAGAAGCTCAAAAATGAGCATGAAGCCAACATGGTGAAACTGGAAACGGAAGCCATGATGGCGGAGGCTAATATGAACATTCAGGTCACGGAAACACAGGTGCAGGGTGAACTGCTCCGGCTGGAGGAGAGCAATTATGGCAAGAATCTGGAGCTGGCCAACCAGCGCAGCATTGACAATAAGGTGATCGAACGGCTGTTTGACAGCCAGTGGACCGCCTGGCTGGGATCTCTTCTGGTATTGTTGCTGGCGGTGGTGGATGTGCTGAAAGGCCTCATGCGCCCCGGCTTAACCCTCTACCTGGTGGCCCTCACCACCTGGATCACTTACTATGCTGCTGAAATACTGTCGGCCAAAGAGAGCCTGTTGGGCGTATCCGAAGCCGCTGCCCTCTTCTCCCGGGTGGTGGACATCGTCATCTACCTGACCGTCTCCGTGGTGACCTGGTGGTTTGCCGACCGCCGCGTGGCTAAGTTCCTCTACCGCCTCAAT